GTCACGGTCCCCTCCTTATTATCCTACTAGCCGGTACCGGAGAGATATTACCCATCGATGATAAACACACGATGAAAATTAATCAAAATCCACAAATTCAAATCAATGTAGCCTCTTGTTCAAATAAATCCACTGCTCCCCTTTTCCGTTTAGAAAAGAGAATTGGAGTGTTATTATTATCACTAAAGACTATACTGACTCTACTTGTCAAACTGACACTTGTGAATCAGACTACTTCCACCAATTTAGCCTTAGCCTTTATCGCTTACACTCGCTCATTCTTGGAGTTATCCAAAAATGAGGGTCTATCGCAGACAACTGCTCTCTTTAAATCTTTGTGTAACATCGGAATTAGAACTGCCCTAGGTTTACCATTCGACCCTATTCCCTTCCGTAAAACTAACCACACGGGGCATCCCAGACTGTTAAATCCGCTACTACCTTACTTAAAATCCAAAAACTACTATGATAAACGAGTTGCACTAACTATTCTTCGAGTCTACCTCCTGGTTAAATTACCAGTTGATTCGAGTGTGAAGAATATCACCATGAAACAAGGGCCCTGTAAACAGGTCACCCTGCGTAGTTTTCTAACTTTTGTAGGAAGGAGACTGAAACCAGTTCTACTAGAACCTCGACCAATTGATTTCTCATTTGGAGCACATGTCGGTCCTAACGGACCGGCTGTGTTGACCGCGCATTATGATGCGTGGGCACTAAAGTCTAATACACCTCTTTATGAGGCCTGGAATCGATTAAGTCGGCTGGTCTTCTCTCCGCTACGCACTTCCTTTGAGTTCTGTACCGAGCACCCTCTATCACCAGAGACTTTATCTAGTTTGCAACTAGGTAAGGTATCCTTCCTTCAAGAAAAGGGAGGAAAGACACGTACGATTGCAATCGTCGATTTCTGGACGCAACAAGCGTTGCGCCCTATCCATGATGTTTTGATGGGTAAATTATACCTACTCGAGACAGATGGGACGAAGGATCAAGAAGCTGCTTTTAAGCGCGTGGCAAAGGAATCCATCGGTAAGAAAACCTTCTCTTTCGACTTACAGTCCGCAACGGACCGATTCCCTCTCTACTTACAAATGCCTGTGTTAGAAGCACTCTTTGGTAAAGAAGTTGCCGAAAGTTGGAAAATCCTCTTAGTTGATAGACTCTATGGTGTGAAATCGGAGTCAGGAAGAAGCATCAAATGGGCC